TCAAAAGCCTTTCGGGTTGGGGCAGGCGATCAAAAGCGCGCCGCCGATGGTGATGATTGCGATGACGACTGCGAGCATCTGCGAAAGCGTCAGGAGGCGGGGATCGCGGTCTTGTGCTACGCCCTGCTCAAGGGATTGGGTGGCGGTCATGAAACCCTCCGTTCGTAGAGGATGCCCGCCAGCATCTCGTCGGCGGTATCGATTTCTGGCAAAAGCCGCGCGATTTCCGGCAGCTTGTCGTCAGACGTAGAATGGTCACGAACGACATCGGCTATGAGATCGTAAGCCTCAGCTAGGCGCTGATCGGTCCACGTTGTGTAGTGGCGCGCAGCCATTACGCCGCCCTCCTCTGGTTTGCATGGAAGTCCACAGAGCGAATGAGGTCATCCAGGCGAGGTCCGCGACCGTTCGCGCCCATCATGCCGAGAGCCGTCACGCCGCCGTTGTCGGGCTGCGAGAGATACCATTCGGCTTTTGCGCGATGGCTGACGAGGCCGTCATAATAGGCCCGCGCCGTGAAGGGCTTGATCCAGCGGCGGTTGCGTTCCAGCCTGTCCAGAGCCGCGTCGATGCGCGCGATCTGGTCGCGCAACAGAATGCCCGCGCGACGGTCGCAGTCGGCGTGATACTCTGCGCTGGTGGAAAAGTCGGAGCGGAGCATTATGCCTGCTCCCCGAGGGATTTGGCGATGGCGGCGCGAACATTGGCAAGCTGTTCGCGATGCGTCATCGCGTCCACATCATGCATCGACGCAAATTCTTCTTCTGAGACATCAAGCCAGTGCTCAACCTTGCGTAAGGCATCGAGCATCGCGGTTGCAGCAAGAGTGATAGACAAGTCAGGCTTGGAAAAGCCGAATACCTCTCCCACGGTATGCGCTGGTCCGTCGCCATAGCTGTTAATTCCGGCACATAGGCCGTGCCCCACCTTGCCGTCTGCGCGACGGATGGTCGAAAATATCGTCCAAGGCCCCGGCGTTCCTTTGAAATCAGACATATCCAATCTCCAAACTCGTCATCCTCGCCCCGGCGAACCGGGGTTGGGGGATGGGCCTCAGGCTGCGGGAACCAGCTTGCCGTTTTTGGCGACAAGCCATGTGTCGGCGGGGGTGCCATCGCGGCCAGCGATGCCGGCGGCGACAGAGACGATCTCATATTTGTTGTTGCGCTCGACGGCGAAGATCGCGTTTCCTTCTGCGCCCTTTACCTTGCCTTCAAAGCCAGAGGCCATCGCAGCGCCACGGGTTCCGGTGCTGGACGCAGCGCCACGGGTTCCGGTGCTGGACGCAGCGCCACGGGTTCCGGTGCTGGACGCAGCGCCATAGTCTCCGGTGCTGGACGCAGCGCCATAGTCTCCGGTCACATGGCTTTCGTCGGACTTGATTGCTCGCGACCAGACATAATCCCATGCGCGCTTAATCAGGTCATGGATGCTGATTTCGACGCCGATCGTGATAACGGCGGAGGCAAGCTTGATGTTGTCGTCGCTATGGGTTGCGCCAGACTGCTGAACCTCGAAATAGCGCGATCCAGCGGGCGGGTAATAGCTGAACACCTCGAAGGGGTGCGCTTCGGTAGTGCAGGCGTGGAATCCGTTCTCGCAAGCGCGGATCACGCCTTTGTGCGTGTAGGTTTTGCCCGCCTCGAACTGATAGCCGCGACACTGGAGGTTTTGATCGAAACCCTTGATCGAGTGAACGACCGCGCCTTCTGCCGCAGTATCGGTTTTCTTCTTCGCCATCTGTCCAATCTCCTGCGGGTGGTCCCGGTGTGAGATTGGGTATGGGACATTTTGTCCCGTTCGTCAAGGACAATTTGTCTCTTTATTTTTCACGGCGGAAGCGACCGTTTGTCGCCACTAAAAACCGAATCGCACCTCGCCTATCGCGAAGCTACGTGCTATGCGGGGCTGTAGGAAAGGACTCGTTTCCGATTGCGATTATCGTAAAATTCGTGTACGCATATTGCGTCCGTAGCGCGAAGTCTCAGGAGATGTCCCGATCCTCGCAAAAGCGATAGCGCTACGGGCCGCGTCACCCTTTGGGCGTGACATTCCAGATATTGAGGCGGTAGTCTTTAGGGCCAGAGTTCCCATTAAGGTCTGGCCATTTGGTTTTTCCCAGCACGTAGGCCGCAAGTTCAGCCTTGGTGGCATTAAGCGCCCGCTCGTTTTTCAATGCCGCGAGAGCGCCCAACGGAACGTCGAGCAATTGCAGCAGCGGCTCGCGACGTGAATCTCTAGTCTCCAACACTGGAACGCAGTTTGGCCGGGTGCGCTTCGTGGTGTAGCCCGCCGCGCATAGCTGGTTCCGCATAGACGGGAGATAGCTGGTGCAGTCGCCATGATCCGGGTGAATGTGAATCGGCACTTTTGGTCCATAGAAGGCTACAGGCCGGTGTAGCAGCATCTGCCAATACATCTTGCTGACGGTATCAGTCCGTCCCCGATCACCACTTTCCTTGTGCCTGTATTCCGAAAAAGGAGCAAACCGGATGTGAAAATGCGCCTGCCGATCCTCGATTAGGCCGAATAGATAGTCCACATACCGCATGTGGACGGAGACTCTACGCTTCTTTGCGGTGGACCATTTAACCTCGGAAACTACACCGCACTCTTGATTGATGCGCTTAAGATCGGCGGATATTTCAGCCACACGCCGCTTCGTTACAGCCAGTCCACCGATGGCCATGTAGGCATCGTCTACCTGGCTGCTTTCATCGCAGAAATACAGGACGGTATTCGCCAAGGAGCTAGCCAGCCACCCGGCAGTAGATCGCCAGCTTGACGGTCATCCGTTGGCAGCGGTGCGCACGAGCCGCCTCGGCCCCCTCGCCACCGCTTCATCCTTGCCGGTCAAAATATAGGACACGCTCCTATCGACCACCATCGCAAACCTAGGGATTAGGTAGGGCGGCAAAGGTGATCGCGTTTCATACTTCTTGTAGCGATCCAGCGGCACGCCGATGGCAGTAGCCATTTGCGCCTGCGTCCATTCACGCTCCACGCGAAGGCGCGCAGTGCGAGCGCACAGCATGTCGTTGAACTGAGCTTCTTCAGGCCACTGGGTCATGAGACGATTATGCCCGCTACGCAGCGACAAATCGCTCGACACGTTGTCCTTGACATAGGGGACAATTTGTCCCATTAAATCCTCATGCCAAACGAACGCATCACATGGGCGCTTGTGGACCGCGAGGCTGAAGCCCTTGCCGTCACGAGCGAGGCTCGTCGCAAATGGAGACAGGCAGGACGTGGAGTGCCGCTGGCATGGCGCGTCAGGATCGCGGAAAGGCTTGCCTCCCGTGGGGTGTTTGTCGCCCTGACCGACTTTGACGCTCTACCCGCCAGTCCGGGGAGGGTTGCGGCATGATCTATTTCATCCTGTCTCCCTCGAATGCGCTGGTGAAGATCGGCTACAGCAAAGAGCCGCGCCGTCGCTTCGCCGGTCTTCAAGCGGCTTGCCCTGTAGATCTTGCTTATCTTGGGGAAGTGGCGGGTGGAAGCGAGCTTGAGCGCAAGCTGCACACGTATTTTTTCGGCTTCCATTCGCGCAACGAGTGGTTCCATTTCAAGGGATCGCTCGCTCAAGAGGTGGTGGCGATAATCGCCGGCAATTTTGATTATGCCCGCCTCCCCGAGAAGGGTGTTCGCTCTTGGGCGCTCGTTGAGCGCGCTTCGGGCAATCCGGTCTGTTCCAATGGCCGTAAGCGCAGGGCTTTTGAAATCCCTGCGACCCCCAAAGAACGGGGAGCGGCCTCCCTATGAGCTATGTCATCGGTCATGGGCATGCCCGCGCCTGCAACTGCGTTGGCCCGCAGAATGGCGATCCCGTCTGTCCGTGCGCGATGCCCGCGTATCGCGAGCGCCAGCTTGGCGAGCGGGCGCTGGAGTTCATTCGCAAGCAGGGCCTTGAGAAAGAGATTTCTCATGAGACGCCTGCGCAGAAGGCGAAGCGCATCGGCGTTCCGCTGATCCCGGCGAGACCCAAGCCGCAACAGCCCGCTTTCGATCCTGTCATCAGCGTCTGCGGTGCCTGTGGAATGGAGATGCGCAAGGTCATGGGATACGCCTGTCCTCGCTCTGATTGCCCCTGCTTTCCGCAGGTGACGGCATGACCACCTCCCCCCTCACCGAATTGCAGCGGCTTGGTCAGGAGTGGGAAGATCCTTGCCCGACTTGCTGCGGCAACGGCGAGATCATCACGGACTGGAACCGGTATCTCCACTCCTTCCCCGACGACAAGGGCGACGAAGCTGTTGCTGACTGCCCGGATTGCGACGGGACCGGCCCCATCCCCAGCACAGAAAGGCGGTAGGTGGTGGGAGCAGAACGCATCCGTTTCGCCAATGGCGAGCTTGACGATGTGGCGTCCGTCCTCGTCAACACCAGCGAACATGCCGGGCAGTATCTTGCCCAGGCTCCGGCCATTGCCGTTCTCGCCTGCGGGAAGTTCTCGACCAATATCACTTATGGCGAGCTTGATCGCTTTTCCGGGATCGTCGGCCGCAATCCTCGCTTGAAGGACTTGCTGGCCGAGTATGGTGCGCCAGCCCAATTGCGGAAGATCCCGGCGCACACGCTGCGCCCTCGTCATCGTAATGCCCTTATTGCTCTGTCCCGACTTGACGCTTCCACGCTGTCGCAAATCATTCCGACCGACAGCCATGGCGTTTGGCTGGACGCGATCGATAAATGGCTGCGCCTCATGCCCAGCGGCAAGAAAGCGCAATCCCGGTTCAGCGTCGAATGGGTCGCCCGCCGCCTTTCCGAAAACATGTCGCGCTTCGAAGAGGTCGATACGATCATTGACTGGATCGGTCGCGGCAAAGGTCTGCTGAACGAAAAATGGACGTGGGAACGCGCCCTGGCGGAAGTGGAGGCATGGCACCGCTCCCTTCGCGATGAAGCCGCGCTTAAGCGCCTTGCCGCCGCCGAACGGGAGCGGGCCAGCTTCGACACGGTGATTTGTAAGGCTCCGCTGCCCGATGAAGCCACTGTCGCCGGGTATGATTTCGTGATGCTCCGGTCTCTGCGCAAGCTGCGCGAAGAGGGGCAAGTGATGCACCATTGCGTTGCGTCTTATGCCAACGATGTTCGCAAAGGGCGCTGCTCGATAGCCTCCATCCGCAAGGGCGGCGTTCACATCGCCACGCTGGAAATCTCTGCGAAAGGGGTTTCTCAGCAGCTCAAAGCGCACTGCAATCGCGCCGTCGAAGCTCCGGTTCGACAGGCCGTCGATGAGTATCTCCTTCGCCACTGGCGGCCAGAGGAGCGCGCCTAGATGTCGAACCACACCCTCAGCAATGGGGCCGATAGGGCGGGCGTGGTCGCTGAACTGCGCCGGGTAGCTGCCCTGTTCCAGCTCCGCGCTGTCTGCGCTGCCATGGAAATTCCCTTCCACGCCCTCCCCACCAGCGAAGGCGCATCCCCTTCCGGGGCGCAGATCGATGTTTCCAACCTTGTTCATGAGGGTTGATATGACGCAACGCACAATCAACGTCCTGCGCGTTAATGAGGTCGAAGAACGAGAGGAATACCGTTCGGCGGTCGCTGAAATCCTGCGCAACGTCCAGAACGACTATGGCGTGACGCTGCTTGAGATAGCCGAAACGATCGGCGTTTCTCTTGGCACGATCAGCAATGCGGCCAACAAGAAGGCCGACCTTAGCGCCACCTTTCTCCAGCGGATCGGCCGGGCCTACGCTCCTACCGAGCTGGACCCCTATTACCGGCTCTCGGGCGGTCGCGCCGTTGCACGTGCGAACGAAACGGACGGCGACATCATGCCGCTGTTGCTCCGCACTGGAGCGCAGATTGCCACCGCTCGCTGCCCGTCATCCCCTGGCGGCGTCTCCGAAGTCCTGCGCGAACGTCTGGGCTACCTGCCCGACCTCCGCCGCCTGCGTCGTGAGACTGACGCCCTGATCGCCCTCATTGAAGCGGAAAGGGATGCAGCATGACCTTCCCCCAATATCTCTCCATGCTTGCCGCTCACGCCCCTTTCTGGGTCGGCACCTACTTCGCCTGCGTCTTTGCGATCGGTGCCTATTACACCGGCAAGACCGCTCTCAAGGCTCCCCGGCCATGAAGCACGAACTCTTCACCACCCTGGAGCCGACCCGTCAGGAGCGCAAGCAACAGGTGCGCAACATCCTCGCCCGCCCTGAGAATGAGCGGCTGTGTGAGGCGCTTAAGGAATATCTGGATGAGCGGAGGGTGAAGTGACCTACCAGCGCAAGGAAATCATCGGGAAGGCGACCCTGTATTTGGGGGATTGCCTTGAGGTGATGCGGACGCTCGCGCCCGTCGACCAGATCATCGCCGACCCGCCATATGAGGCAGCGCTGCACAATGCGCGCGCCCACCAGTCGAAGTTGCGCAAGGATGGTGGCCCTGAACTTCAGGAAATCAACTTTGAAGCGATTGACGAGATCCGGGATGAATACGTCGCGGCGGCATCAGCGCTCTGCAACGGTTGGTTCATCGCGTTCTGCACACTAGAGGGCGTTCGTCCTTGGGCGGAAGCCATCAATGCCTCGCCTATGAAATACAAGCGCTCGTGCGTCTGGGTGAAGCCTGATTCCACGCCGCAGTTGAATGGGCAAGGGCCAGCCCAAGGCGCTGAGGCGGTCGCGGTAGCCTGGAATGGGCAAGGCCATGCCAAATGGAACGCTGGCGGCAAGCGCGGTGTCTATACGCACCTCGTCAACAATGCCGAACGCACAGGGAAGCACCCTACCGAAAAGCCCCGCCGGCTGATGAGTGAGATCATCGCTGACTTCACCATGCCGGGCCAATCTATTCTCGATCCTTTCATGGGCAGCGGCACGACTGGCGTTGCTGCCGTCATAGCTGGCCGAGCATTTATCGGCGTTGAGCGGAACCCCGAATATTTTGATCTGGCCTGCCAGCGCCTGCGCGACGCCCAGCGCCAACATGACCTCTTCCTCGGGGAGGCCGCAGCATGAAACAGCCCCTCACCCAACAGCAAGCCATGGACGAGGCTGTCAGGAAGGCGCGGCGGGACAAGATCACCGCCAAGGAGCGCGACATGATCGTGTCCCAACTGCGGACGCTTCCCCTGCCTGAGGTCCATCGGAACACGCGCCGGTCATATCTATGCCTGGGCAAGATCGCGGAGGCGAACGGGCTGTGACAGTCACCCTCCGACCATATCAAGCCGCCCTGCTCGACGGCGCACGCCAAGGCTTTCGCGAGCGCAAGCGCGCAATCCTGCTCCAGCTACCGACAGGCGGCGGCAAGACGGTATCCGGGTCGAAGATGATCGAAGGATCGTCCGCCAAGGGCCTGGTATGCTGGTGGCTTGCGCATCGACGGGAATTGATAGGCCAGACTTCCAAGACGTTCGCCGCGATGGGCATTCAGCACGGCATCATCGCCGGCGGGCATTCGTCCGATCCGCACAAGCGCGTCCAAATCGGCAGCATTCAGACTGTCGCGCGCCGCTTGGACGATCTGGCCCCGCCCGACCTCATCATTTTTGACGAGTGCCATCACCTTGGCGCAAGCCAGTGGCAGAAGATTTTCGACGCCTTCCCCAACGCCAAGATCATCGGCCTTACCGCGACGCCGTGGCGCTTGGACGGCAAGGGCCTGGGCCAGTGGTTCGAGGAAATGGTCAACGGCCCGACCGTGGCGGAGTTGATCGCAGAGGGTAGCCTGTCCCACTATCGGCTGTTCGCCCCGACGCAAATCGACACCAGCACGATCAAGATGCAGGCCGGCGACTTCAAAAAGGATGACCTCGCCAAGCTGATGGATAAGCCGACGATCGTCGGTGACGCGGTGAAGCACTATCTCAAGTTGTGTCGTGGCAAGCGCGCTGTCGCCTTCGCGGTGAACGTTGAACACAGCCAGCGCATCGCGCAGCAGTTCAACGCCAACGGCATCCCTGCTGAGCATGTCGACGGCACTATGGACGCTGGTTCTCGTGACGGCGCTATCCAGCGCTTCATCGCCGGCGACACGCTCGTCCTGACTAATTGCGAGCTGTTTGGCGAGGGATTCGATGTTCCCGCGATCGAGGCGGTCATTCTGCTGCGCCCGACCAAGTCTCTGTCCCTGCACCTTCAGCAGGTCGGCCGCGCTCTTCGCCCCGCACCGGGCAAGTCCGAGGCAATTATTCTGGACCACGCCGGCAACAGCATGATCCATGGCCTACCTGACGATGACCGGGAATGGACGCTGGAGGATCGCGAGAAGAAGAAGAAGGACGACAAGGTTTCGTCCCCCATCAAGACCTGCATGGAATGCTTCCATGTGTATCGGCCGGCGCCGAAGTGTCCGCAATGCGGGCATCAGCCTGTCGGGCAGGCACGCGAGATCGAACAGCGCGACGGTGAATTGGCGGAGGTTGACGTCGCCGCCAAGCGCAAGGAGCAAAGGCGTGAGGTCGGGAACGCCCGAACCCGCGAGGACTTGGAGAGAATTGCTCGCGAGCGCGGATACAAGCCGGGCTGGGTAAACGCGATCATGAACGCGCGGCAGACTGGCGGCTTTGCCGGGAGGCGGTACGCATGATTGGCGAGCGCTTCGGGAACTGGACCGTCATTTCTACGGACAGCGCAAATCGCGCCAACGGCTACAAGGTCGATTGTCGATGCGATTGTGGGACTAAACGCGCCACCAGCGCCAAATATCTCCGCAACGGAAAGAGCAAAAGCTGCGGTTGCGACGGAGTGTATGTCGGCGCGCTGCTCGACTGCGGCACCGTTCTGGCGATCAGCCAAAAAGCCCGCCGTAAGCCGCGAGTACTGACAGTCCGATGCAAATGCGGCGAAGAGTTTTCGAGCCGTCTAGAGGGGCGCTCAGTTCGCGGCGGCTGCCCCTCTTGCCGCGTTCACCACTTCAAGCACGGCGAATCCGCAGCCCTTTGTGACACCAAGGAATATCGCACCTGGAAGGGCATGCGCTGGCGTTGCGGTCCAAATGGGCTGGCTGATTATGCCGGCCGCGGCATATCAGTGTGCGAGCGCTGGTCTGACTATACCGTTTTCCTCGCAGATATGGGGCGTGCGCCGTCGCCAGCCCATTCGATTGATCGCGTCGACGTGAACGGGAACTATGAACCGGGCAACTGTCGATGGGCCACTGCCACGGAGCAAATGAATAACCGCCGCCCATCCTCCGAATGGAGGGCGCGAGCATGAGCGCCGCCCACACCGACCTAGTCAACCAGATCCGGCTCTACCTGTCGGACATCGGCGCCATGTCGATCCCGGTCGACACGCCTGGTCTGCTCTACACCCGCGATGGACGGCCGGCAAAATTCGGCACCAAGGGCGCGCTCGACATCGCAGCGACCGTGAAGGGCCGCGCCGTCTGGATCGATGCGAAGACCGGCCGAGATAGGCTGAAGCCAGAACAGATGAAATTCTGCGCAGCCCAGGAAAAAGCTGGAGGCATCGCCTTCGCCGCCTGGTCCGTTGCCGACGTCGCTACCCGCCTCAAGCTGGAGGGCCTCGCATGAGGCACCGCGACATCATAGACGTGGCGCACCCCTTCCGCCCATTCGCCCAGGCTATCGTCAACTCGCATGAGGAGATTGTCGAGGGCTATCTCAAGCGCCGCGCCCTTTCCGACGCGGCCAGCTTCCAGCGCGAGTTAATCGACGCAGTGGACGCCATGAGCAGCGACACTATCGGGGCCGCATGGCGCAAGGCCCATCGCCTGCAACTGTTTCGCAATCCGGCAAAGGCGACAGCATGGAAGGCCCGCGCCATCAGCCTTGACCCGACCGATCCGCACATGAGTATAGCCCTCGCCAGCTTCGCGCCGATGCAGGTTGACGGAAAATGGCACCTCGCCATCCCACTACCCATCCCGTGTCCGCTTGGGGCCAAATCCATTGAACCAGACGACATCGTTCTGATCGAGCCAGCCACCGGCAACGCCCGTCTCTACAGCGGCGATACGGACACGCTTATCAGCGCCGACAAGCCCGACAGCTTTACCGCCATGGCTGACGCCAAGGTGTGGGCGCGCGAGATCGCAGCCAGCGCTGTCGAATGGTTCTACCGCCGCTGTGACGCCGCCAAGATCGCCAACGTGGCGCCAACCTGGTCAGGCTTGCCATCATCGGCGCTCGCGATCGGGAATCCTGGCAAGATCATCTGGCCGCATGTCACGGCCATCACTGCAGGCGCAGGCATCGACGCCGCGCAACTCAAGAAAACGATCTTCCGCCAGGCGCGCATCACGCATGTCGAAAGTCCGATGCAGATTGTGAGGGCGGCATGATGGCTGACGTCATCGATCTGAACGCCTGGAGGCACAACCTCCAGATGGGCGACAAAGGCCCAAAGCGGAACCTTACGAATACGATCGCGCATCTGCGCGGCCTTCAAGGGCTGGGGAAAAGTCTGCGCTTCAACGAAATGACGCAGGCCATCGAGTGGAATGGCAAGCCGATCGAAGATCCTGACGTGGTCGACATTCGGCTCATCATCGAGCGCAACAATTATCAACCGCAGGACCGCGACATCCGCCCGGCTATCGACCGCGTGTGCCGTGAAAACCGCTACAACCCGGTCACGGATTATCTAAACAGCCTGAAATGGGATGGAACCCCGCGGCTGGAGCGATGGATGCCGCACCTGTTGGGCGCGCCCGCCAGCGACTTCGTGAAGTTGGTCGGCCCCAAGGTGCTGATCAGCGCCGTTGCCCGCGCTTACGAACCGGGGTGCAAGGTCGACACGATCATGGTCCTGGAGGGCGAGCAGGGCCTGAAAAAGTCCAGCGCCATCGCCGCCCTTTTTGGCGAGGAATATACTGCCGAGTCCGTGAGCCTGTTCGACCAGCACAACAAGATGGTCATGCAAATGATGGGCGCGTGGTGCGTCGAGCTGGCAGAGTTCGTGGCGGTCGTCCGCAAGGAGCAAGGCGCTGTCAAGGGCCTCATCTCTATGCGCTCCGATCGCGTGGTCCTGCCCTATGCCAAGATGGCAAGCACCCATCCCCGGCGCTGCATTTTCTTCGGAACGATCAATCCCGACAGCATGGGCTATCTGACCGACAGCACCGGCAACCGCCGTTATTGGCCTGTCACCGTTACCCGCATTGACATCGAGGGCATCCTGAAAAGCCGTGACCAGCTTTGGGCAGAGGCCGTGCATCGCTTCCGCCAGGGCGAGCGCTGGTGGCTTGAGGATGATGAAAACAAGGTTGCCACCGTCGAGCAGGTCGAGCGTGAAGAAGAGGATGCCTGGACGCCGATCCTTAAGGAAAAGCTGGTCGGCAAAGCCGTCATCACGACGAACGACGCGCTAACCGAACTTGGTATTCCGCACGAACGGAAGGACAAGCGCGCGCAGATGCGGGCCGCCACAGCGCTCGTCCAGATCGGCTATGAACGCTTCAAGGTGCGTCCTGCACCGGGGGCTAAACCTATATGGGCATGGAGGCGCAAGGAATGATGGCCGTTCCCTCCCCCCTGTTCCCACTGCGCCCTTGTTCCCACCTCAAGGCGGGAACATGCGCCAAAATTTTGCGTGTTTTTGTTGCCCACCTCACCTGTTCCCGCCGTGTTCCGACCCATTTTGAGGGGGTAGGAACGAGGTGGGAACGTAAGGTTTTCTGCGGCTCTTGCTCTATTTGTTCCCTCCTTTTTCTAAAGAAAGAAAGAAATAGGGAGAGTGGTAAAAACCTGGGTTTCGCGTGCGCGCGAGGAGGTGGGATCAATGGGTAATCTCACCGCCTTCATCTGCTGGCTGCTCAAGTCGCCGCGTTCGAAACGTGACGCCGGCCTTGAAGCGCGCAGGCTCAAGATCCGGCTCGATTGGGCGGAATTCTACTTCAACACGATCGGGAGGATGGGATGAGCACTGACACGACCCGGCCCACCACACAGCAGCAGGGGGAGTAGGGGGATGGGCAAGCACATCACCATCGACACGGAGATCAAGCGCCCATGGCAGGTGGCAGTGTGCCCCGTGGATTTTGCCGAAACTTTCATCCGCGAAGGCTGGCGTGGCGTCGAAGCGAAATACGGATTCCACACCCGCACGAACAAGCGCTGCATCGATGAGGCTGGAGGAGAGGCCCTGATACAGCAACGCCGCGAATATCTCGCCAAGGTTCGCAGGCTGCGCAAAAGCATCCAGCATCGCCACCAAGTCACCGAGCCTGCCCAGATTGTCCCTGAAAGCGTCCGTAGCGCGATTGCCTACATGCGCGGCAGGGAGGGTGGTTCGTGGCTTATCACCGCAACCGGCGCTGGTGATTTCTTCTTCGGGGCCATCCGACTGACTGGAGATGAGATCGTGGAACGGGCCAAGCGGAAGGGATGGACCCATGTTTAAGGCTAACCCTGTCGGCCGCCCCAGCAAGTACAAGGATGCCTACTGCGGCGAGGTGGTGACGCACATGACGGAAGGTGCCAGCCTGACTTCATTCGCTGCTGAGATCGGCGTTTCGCGGGCGACCATCAACGTGTGGATGGAAGAACACCCGGAATTTTTAGAAGCCGTTGGTAAGGCGAAGGCAAAATGCGCCTCTTGGTGGGAGAAGCAAGGGCGTCGGATTGCGCTGGAAGGTGGCGGCCCAGGCTCCAGCACCCTCGCCATCTTTGGCATGAAAAACATGGGCGGCGACGACTGGACCGACAAGCAGGAAGTGGACCACCGTAGTTCCGATGGCAGCATGACCCCGCAACCGCCGATCTACAACATCACCGACAAGTGAACCGCGAATTCATAGATATATTCCCTGCGTATAGGGACTATCTGCAACCTGCTCGTTTTAAGGTTGCATATGGCGGTCGTGGCAGCGCAAAAACGCGGACATTTTGCACCGTCTTAACAAGCAACGTGCTTTACCATGGATGGCGGGTCGTTTGTTTCCGCGAAATCATGGAGAGCATCGCGGATAGCGTCTATCAGGAGTTCGTGGCCGAGATCGAGCGCCGCAACCTTGATGACCAGTTCGAGATATTGAAAACCGAAATCAAGTGCCGGTCTGGCGGTTGCATCCGCTTCTCAGGCATTAAGGCCAGCGCGACTAGGCTGAACACGCAGAAGCTTAAAGGATTTTCGGACTTCGACGCGGCATGGCTGGAGGAAGCAAATCCGGTTACGGCCGAAAGCTGGAATGCGCTCATCCCGACCATGCGCAAGAGCGGGTCGGAAATTTGGGTATCGTTCAACCCTGAGAACCCGCTGGAAGAAACCTATCAGCGGTTCGTGGCTGATCCGAGCTATCCGGCTGAGAAGGACGGACGCCCCTATTGCATCGTCAAAAAGATCAACTTCACGGACAATCCGCGCTTCCCGCGCGAGCTGGCCGACGATGCGGAGTTGATGCGCCAGACGGACCCTGAGCTATACCGGCATGTCTATCTGGGCGAGCCGGTCGCCAACAATGCCTTGTCGATCATCAAGCCCATGTGGATTGAGGCAGCGATAGACGCGCATCTTCAAATCGAAGGCTTCCCCATGGGTGGCGGAAAAATCGGCGGCATGGACGTGTCAGGAGGCGTGGAAGGCGATGTGGCCGCACCCAAGGCGAACGACCCAAACGCGATGGCTTGGCGCTATGGCTGCGTCCTCTCCGGCTTGGAGGAATGGCAGGACGAGAACCCGAACGCCGCAGCAGCCTACGCCTACAGCATTGTGCGGCGAGAGGGCATTGACACCCTGCATGTCGATGACATTGGCGTCGGCGCGTCGGTTCCCGGCGAACTGCGTCGGCTGCAAAAGGAGGCAAAGGCCAGCAGCGCCGCATTTGCAGGCTGGACCGCCTCCGAGAGCCCCACGAACGCCGACAAGGAGTACCAGCCCGGCAAGACGCATGGCGATATGTTCGCCAATCTCAAGGCGCAAGGCTGGGGGCTGTTAGGAGATCGGTTTCGGAACACATGGCAGGCGCGCAATGGACTGCCCTATGATGCGGACAAGCTCATCTCCATTCCTTCCGGGCTACCATTACGCGAGAAGTTGCAAGGCGAATTATCCCAGCCTCGCCGTGAGAGCGTGAACGGGCGCATGAAGGTGGAGAGCAAGAGGTCGTTAAAGAAGCGCGGCATTCCATCGCATAACTTGGCCGACGCGGTTGTCATGGCCTTTTCCGAGCCAGAGCGGAGGGTGACACGCTTCAGCGTCCTATAGGCTGGCGTCCGTAGCAATCCCCGGACCTTCTCCGCACCGTCTCCCCATGTCTGGCCGCATCAGCAAAGTCACCCCTAAGCCGGGATTTGTGTTCGACGGTCGGGACGTAATCCCCGCCCCTGCCAACGTCGTTCCGATCAGCCGCAGCTTTGCGCTCGACGGCGCGCTGGCCAACATCATGTCGGGGCGCGGCACATCCGTGGATAAGTCCAGCTATAATCACTGGACCTTCATGCCGCAGAACCCGCAGCAGATCGAAGCGGCGTACCGGGGCAACTGGCTGGTCCGCAAGATCGTGGACATTCCGTGTCAGGACATGACCCGCGCCGGGCGTGATTGGGATGCTGAAGATGACCAGATCGCAGCGATTGAGGCAGAGGAAAAGCGGCTCGGCTATTGGGCCAAGGTCTATCAGGCGCTCACGCTAGGCCGCTTGGGCGGCGGCGCAATCCTCATCGGCATGAAGGATGGGCGGCCTGATCTCCCCCTGCCCGCCAATGTCGGCCCGAATGCGGTTGATTATCTCGTCGTCCTGTCCCGCCACCAGCTTCAGCTTGGCGACATGGAGACGGACCCCGCCTCCCCTATGTTTGGCGAACCGCGCTGGTTCCGCCTTGCTGGTGGGCGCAACAACATCGACATTCACCCTTCGCGCGTCATCCCGTTCAAGGGCCTGCCTGCGCCCGGTCTCTATGCCACGAACGCAGAGGATCAATATTGGGGCGATTCCATCATCCAGACGGTGGATGATGCGATCAAACAGGCCGTCACTGCAACACAGGGTTTCGCCAGCCTGATCGATGAGGCGAAGGTGGACGTGTTCACCATGCCGGGCATGTATGAGACGCTTGCCCAGCCTGGCGGTGAGGCGAAGTTCATGGCGGCGCTTCAGGCATCCGCGATGGGCAAGAGCAACTACCGCATGCTCGCGCTTGGTGAAGGCGAGACATGGGAGACGCGGCAGATCGCATGGGCGGGGATGCCCGATGTCATCAAGACCTATCTTTCGATCGTCGCGGGTGCTGCTGACATTCCCGCTACCCGGCTGCTGGGGAAATCGCCGGATGGGATGAACAGCACCGGCTCGTCCGATGAGCGCAACTATCTAGCCATGATTGCGGCCAAGCAGCACATGGACCTGCGCCCGCCTCTGGAGCGGCTTGACGCGGTGGTCCTGCCATCCGCTGGCGTGAAGGCTGATTTGCCATGGACGTTCACGCCGATCAGCACGCTTAGCGAGACTGAGGCGGCCGACATCGAGCTCAAGGAAGCACAGGCGCTGGAAAAGCTGGTGGGCCTTGCTGTCGTTCCTGAAACCGCGATGGCGAAGACGATCCAAAACCGCTTGATCGAGACGGGAAGATTCCCCGGCCTCAAGAAATTGATCGAGGAAGCCGAAGCTGCTGGCGAGGGGCTTCCTGACGACGAATCCGAACTGGGGATCATGCCCCTCGGAGAGAATGGAGGTGGTCAAATATCTCGCGTGCCGGGCGGTGAGTCTGGAAGTGGCGAGCCGCCCCGCCGTGCTGCGAATGACAAGAAGGCGGATGCCAGCGAGGGCGAGTGATGCCCTACGACCTTCCATCCATTGTTAAGCGAACAGGCCGCAGGAGAGATGTGACCCTGCGCCCCATCATCCCCACCGCCAGCCAAGCGATCGATCTGGCCGCGATCTACGCCCCCGCATGGCGCATATGGGCCGAGAGCGTAGACCGCATCCTCGCCGCCTATGATCCGCAGCCCCTGCCGACATCCGACAGCCTGACGCTCGACACCGCTGACCAGGTGCAGGCCGCCATCACCAGCGTGGCAAACGAGTTCCTGACGATTCTGACGGCGCGGATCAGCCCGGCGCTGAGGAATTGGTGTATAAGGGTAGAATCCTGGCACCGCGATAAATTCACCGCTAGCGTGAAGGCTGGGACCGGTCTGGATGTGGCGATGCTGCTCGGTCCCTCAGATGCGAATGACACGCTTGAGGTATTCATGGCACGCAACACTGCCTTGATCCGCAACGTGAGTGACCAGACACAGGCGCGGGTGGCTGACGCCGTTTTTCGCGGATACCAGGACCGGAGGCCGATCCGTGAGGTTGCTAAAGAACTTAGTGAAGCAACCACGCTGGGTCGCGACCGTGCACGTCGCATCGCGCAGGATCAAACTCAGAAGGTTAGCGCTGCGCTCGACCGCACTAGACAGCAGGACGCAGGGATAAGCCAATTCAAGTGGAGGCATTCGTTTAAGCTACATCCACGCAAGGAGCATCAAGCGCGCGATGGTAAGATTTACGATTGGACCAGCGAGGTTGCGCGCAATGACCCTCCCGGTTCCGCCCCCTACTGCGGGTGTCGCGCTCAAGCATATCTGGCGATTTTAGACGAGATTGAATGAAGAAAAGCTATGTTTTGCGCTGAATCGCTGGCATAAATAGCGAGCCGCAGCAGGACTGGAACTCCCGCCACGGCTCTGACCATAAACGCATTGGAGGTGCGGCCATGGCTCGCATGAGCATAGAGCAATTGTTACGTGGGGAAACCCGTTTTGGGATGTTCACCGTCTTGGGCGAGGGTGAGCCGATCATCACGAAATCACACCCGCTGCGTTGTGCCAAGGTGCGATGCGACTGCGGCAACATCCGGCATGTTCAACCAGCCAAGCTTCGAAGTGGGAAGCACTTGAGTTGCGGTTGCATGAATGCGGAGTTGAGCCGTCACCGCTTTACAAAACATGGTAGGTCTGGGACTCCAGAGTACTCCAGCTGGAAATCGATGCATGAGCGCTGCTACAATCCGAAAAACAGAGTGTATCATCGCTACGGCGGACGCGGAATAGATGTCTGCCCCCAATGGCACGGGCTTGAGGGGTTGCAGCAGTTTCTTAGTGATATGGGGAATAGGCCTGAGGGGACCACCATAGACCGGATTAACAATAATCGCGGCTATTGGCCCGATAATTGCCGGTGGGCTACGCCAAAGCAGCAGAGCGCAAATATCTCAACCAACCGGCTGATGACGTTTGACGGAATTACGAAGATCGCAGGACAATGGGCGGATGATCATGGCATCCCCCGCCAAACCTTCCATCAGCGATTGGCCAAGGGTTGGAGCGATGAGCGGGCTATCACTGAGCCGCTACAAGAAAATGAACGCCTGGTCAAAATTGACGGGGAGGAAGTATCGCTCGCGGAAGCCGCACGCCGCTGCGGCGTGCCCTACAGCCGCCTGCGACATCGCATTGACCAAGGCGTTCCATTGGAGAGGGCGTTGGATTCAACGCCAATCGAGGTTGGCCGCAAAGGTGAGAAGAACTCCTCAGCCAAGCTAACTCAGAAGGATGTAGATTACATACGCTCCTCGTCAGAAATGGGGATCACGCTGGCGAGGCGGTTCGGGATTTCGAACACTACCGTGACCAACATTCGGAAGCGCCGGATATGGAAATAGCCACTGCCGTGAAAAGCTGGCGTCCGTAGAGCCTACCTAAAGCCGTGGGGCACACAAGCCCCATGGTGCAACTGACCGACACCCTTGATGCTTCGACCGCCGCCCGCATCTGCGCGGATGGTTCGCTTGTGGCTGAAGTGTTCGCGGCCCGCACCGGCATCCAGGATTATCTCGGCCGCGAGGTTGATCCAGACAATCAGCATGGCCTCCGCGATAAGGCGACGGTCAAGGTCTATCGCCCCGAGAGCGAGGTTTTCAAGGCAGACAGCCTCGCCACCTTCGCGTACGCGCCTGTCACGCTGGATCATCCTTCCGTCCCGGTGACGGCGGACAATTGGCGTCAGCTTGGCCGAGGCGAGATCAACGGTGATGTCGTTCGCGACGGCCAGCGTGTCCGTGTTCCGATCATTGTTCGCGACGCCAAGGCTGTTGAGGCCGCCACCACCACCCACAAGCAACTGTCCATGGGATACGCCACCAAGCTGGTGTTCCCGACTGACGGCAGGCATCCCGATGGCACGCTTTGCGACGCCTATCAGACCGAATTGAAGATCAACCACATTGCGCTTGTCCGCGCCGCACGGGGCGGGCCGGAATTGCGTGTCATTGACGAGCGCAAGCCGCTTCATCTTCTGACAGACGGCATCGGCGACGCCAAGGCGTGGCTCAAAAAGGCCATAGCCCTCCACAAAAAGCACATGGACGGCACAGCGCCCACAACCGGCCCTGCCGGAGAAAAAAGCCAGATGCTCATGATGGAGCAGATGGAGAACGCGTTGTCCGCGCTCGACGGTGAATCTCCAGCGAGCCGGATGAAAATGGACTTTAACCCCAAGGAGCTTCTCATGAAGATCAGGATCGGCGACGCCGAAGTCGATGCGACCAACGGTGAGGCCGTTCGGATCGCGAATGATGCGCGCGAAGGCGCATTCAAGGAACTCCAGACCAAGGTCGGCACGCTGACCGCCGATCTGGCGACCGCGAACACCACCATCCAGACCAAGGACGGCGAGATCGCCGCCCTGAACGCCAAGCTGAAGGACGCGGAAGTGACGCCGGCGAAGCTTCAGGCGCTGGCCGATGCTCGCGCCGATGTGATCGGCAAGGCAAAGCTGCTGGCCCCGAACATCGTCGCGGACGGCAAGACCGACGCGGAAATCCGCAAGGAAGCTGTGTCTGCCAAGTTGGGCGACGCCGCGAAGGATATGGCGGACGCAGCGATCGAAGGCGCTTTCATCGCTTTCACCAAGGACGCGAAGATCGACCCCTTGCGCGCAACCATCATCGACGGCGTGCAGACGGTTGGTGACGCTGCCGCGAAGGAGCAGCAGGCATTCGACGCCGCCAACGACTTCAACGCCTGGCGCAAGCAGGCATAAGGGAGGGCTGAACAATGCCTTTGCAGACTTCTTATTCGCAGTTCCAGCCCGAGGCCTTCATTGGCCAGCTCGGCAACATGGAAGAGTGGAACGGGCTTACCCGGACCGCGACCGCGACCATCGCCTTTGGCGCCCCTGCCCAGCGCAGCGGCGACGCAGGCTGTGCCCCGCTCGCTTCCGGCGGCGAGTTCCTGGGCATCGCCATTGGCCATCACGTCATCACGGCCACCAACGCCGACAGCTACGGCCAGTATGACAACGTGCCGCTTGCCGATGAGGCTGGCCGCATCCGCGTCGTTGCCGACGCCGCAATCACGGTCGGAGCTGCGCTCAACTTCAACACCGCGACTGGCCGCTATACCACGGCCGCCACGTCCGGCACCGTCATCGCCGTCCCCGGCGCGGAGGCAGACACCGCCGCCGCTGGTGCTGGCTCGCACTTCTGGCTGCGGCTGCGCCGCGTGCCGTCTTAACCGGGGGCTGAGCAATGAACATGCACACGAATTTCAACGACGCGCAGCAGGCTCAGTTCGGCTTCGTCGTCAATCAGGCTTACGCGATCAACGCACAGGTCTATGCCACCAAATTCCCCGATCTGGACTTCGGGCGGCTCGTCTATGTCGACACCTCTGCGCCTGAGTGGACGCCGGGGATCATCACCTTCCTGTCGTCTTCGGTCGGCAAGGCAGGATGGTATTCGGGCGCAGCTAAGGATGTGCCCCGTGCTGACGTGACCATGGACAAGTCCGAGGTCCGCGTTCACATGGCCGCCATCGGTTATGGCTATAATGACGAGGAAATTGGCCAAGCGCAGCTGCTCGGCATGAACCTCGGCACCGCCAAGGCTGAGGCCGCTCGCCGGGCTTACATGGAGTTCATGTGGAACATCACCTTGACGGGCGACACCACCAAGAACTTGCTTGGCCTTGCTAACCAGTCCGCTGTGACGGCAGGGACCGCCCCTGCCGATGGGACGGGTTCGGTGACGACTTGGTTCGATGCGAACGGCAATGCGACGAAGACGCCTCAACAAATCGTCCGCGACATCAACAGTGTTCTGACGGGCATCTTCACCGGGTCACTCACGGTCGAAATGGCCGACACGCTGCTGCTGCCTTACAGTACTATCAGCTACCTCGGCGCGACCCCGATGTCTTCGACCAACAGCGAGACGATCCTGTCGTTCATTCTGCGGACCAACATCTACACGCAGATGACCGGCCAACAGATCACCATTCGTGGTGTCCTTGGTCTGGATACTGCCGGCGCATCCTCGACCAAGCGCATGGTTGCTTACGCGAACCGCCAGGATGTCGTGAAGCTGCATCTGCCGATGCCGCATCGCTTCGGCCACAGCGGCGGGCTTGTCTATCAGGATGGGCCAAGCTCGTTCCAAATTCCGGGTCGGTTCCGCACGGGCGGCGTTGAAGTCCTGCGCACCGGCGCGTTCCGGTATCTGGACGGGATTTAAGCCATGGCTGACGAACCCAAGATCGTGAAGCATGTCGTCACCAACATCACGAACGGCCCGAAGGTGCTGAACGCCGTCACGCCCGGCGTCCTGGCGGCGGGCGATTCTACCGATGATCCGGTGGAGATGACCGAAGCGGAATATAATGCTGCCAAGGCGACTGGCTGGTTCAAGTTCGGAGCTGCCGCCGCAAAGGCTGCGGCCAAGGACGACGACAAGTAACCCGACGCTCCGGGGGCGAAGCGAGGCCGCTGCTTTCGAGTGGCGGCCTTTTTCATAAGGACTGACCTATGGCCTATACCCCGCCCACGAAGGCGACCTTCATCGCCATCTTCCCGTCCTTCGCGGCAGTGAGCGATGAGGCCTACGATTTCTGGTCAGGTCAGGCCGTGCTTATCACAGAACCTCTGCAAGATTGCCTCGCCGGCCAGATGGACCTTGCGACCATGCGGGCGACGGCCTGGTATCTGACGGACGCCGGGATCGGCACTGGTGCCGAAAGCGAGATGGCGGCGCAGGGGGCGTCGGGTTTCAAGCGCATCAAGTCTGGCACGATCGAACTGGAACGGGGCGATGCTACGAAAGCGGAGAGTGCCGGCGTCTATGGCTCCAACAGTTATGGGGTGGCCTTCTTCGCGATGATCCGTCCTTGCCTTGCCGGGCCTCGGGTGACTGGGACTGGCTGCGTTCCGTGCGGAACCGGCTTCAACGGCTGGGCCGGCCCTCTGCCTTATGGGAGGTGCTGATGGGCCTGCTCAACGGCGGCATCTCCGCGATCTTCGGGGCGGCTTTGGGCGGGCTTTATCTTGATGGCATCCTTCATCGCGACGGGGTGAACCCGGTATATGACGATGAGGGCAATATCACCGGATACGCGGGCGCTGATGACATGCCGATAAAGGTCCAGCGCGACGCCTGCTCCTATTCCATGCGGCAGTCGGAAGGTTATTCCGAAGGCGACGTAATGCTGATCATTTTGGCGTCGTCCTTGGCCGGCACGAAGGTGACGACCGACATGCAAGCGACCGATGGCGCTGGCGACCGATGGACGATCAAGAGCCATGATCTGGACGCGGCCAGCTCGCATTGGATTTGTCGGGGGCGGGTGGCGTGAGGATCACCGGGGCTAAAGCGCACAAAGCTAGGTTGAAGCGAATCCGTGGGTCAGAAATGCGGCGCGAGGTCGGGAAGGCGATTTATACAGCTGCCGACCTTCTGAGTGTGGAGGCCGCGCTGTCCATCACGCAAGGGGCGGTGTCCGGCGCTAACCACAAGCCCAGCGCCCCAGGAAGCCCGCCAAACGCAGATACGCACCTACTTGACAGGTCCATCCACACCGAGCGCGAAAGCACTCTGGTATCCCTTACGGTAGCAGACGCTCCCTATGCTGCCGACCAAGAGTTCGGCAACTCCCGCCTTCCCGAACGCCCTTACATGCGCCCCGCTGCGGAAAAGACGCGCCCCAAGGCTGAGCGCCTGGTCGTTGCCGCAGTAAAGCGGGTGGTTGGCGGAGGCACGCTATGAGGGTGCACTTCACTCGCGACTATGACCACCGCTGGCCTTCGCGCGCCGTTACCGCCTTCAAGGCCGGCTGGTCCGGTGCCGTGAAGCGTGAAGTGGGCGAAGCGGCCATCGGAAAAGGCAGGGCGACAGAGATCGCGAACGGTGGTAAGCCTAGCAGCGATGCCAAAGCCTCCCCGCCTGCCGACATTCGAGGAAGTAGAGGAATGGCTCGACCGGACGATGCTTCTGATGTGGGGTCCGTCATTCTCGATCTGCCGCTGGATGGGGCCGGACAATGACAACGACCCTAGACCCGTCGCTCTCGATCCGGGGCAAGATCATAGCGGCCTTGAGGGCTGACGCCACCCTAACGGCGATCATCCCGGCAGAGCGCATCTACCCGACCAAAGGGCCGGCATCGCCAACTTTTCCCTTCATCCGCGTTCCCATGCTCATTGGCACCCCCGCCGAACTGGACGGAGGCAGCGGGTCGGATCAGTCGGGCGTCATTCATTGCTTCACGAAGCTGGCGACAGGCGTTGCCGATCCTGAAGCGCAGGCGGCGGTCATCAACCGACATATCGTTCGTATCCTGAGCCAGATCGATGATGTGGACCTTGGCGACGGGGAATCTCTCGGCATCCATGTCACGCAGACACAGGTCATCATGGACAGCGCCGAAGCTGATGCTTTCCATGGAATGGTTTCCGTTCGCGCCGTTGCCTCCTAAGCTGGCGTCCGTAGAGGCGTCACCCCCTACCCCATAGCCTGCCCGCAAATCTCGCTGGAGTTGCGGAATGGCCTATACCGACAAGCTGAAATCGACCCGCGTGGCGATCATGATGGGCAACGGCGCATCGCCGGAAGTCTTCGCGCCCATGTGCGGCATCACCACCAAGGGTTTTCAGCAAACGCGGGCGACCAACGATACCGTCGATTGGGACTGCGCCGATCCCGACGCTACACCTATCACCGTTCGCGATGTCGGCGCGACAGACTGGACGATCAGCGGTTCGGGCCTGCTTCACCGCCCGCTCCTCGCGCAGGTTCAGGAAGCTTTCGACAGCGCCGACGCCACAAACTATCGCTTCATGTTCGATGAACCGACCGGAAACGAAGTGATCGACGGCTATTACCAGGGGCCAGGCATCATCACCGACCTCAACATCACCGGCACCAACGGCGAATATGTTCAGATCAGCATCACGATCAGCGCGGCAGGAGCAAAAACCTTCGTAGCAAACCCTTAATTCCGGTCGCCCGCTGGTCAAGAGGCAGAGATGGCGCTTCAGGATTATCCAGATCATCAAGGACCGGAATCCAAGACTGAAACATACATGCACATTGCCCCGGATGGGTGCATTCGTCGAATGGCGTAATCTCGACTTGACTCACCGGAAGCCTAGCCTCGTTTAGGGCTAGCGCTTTGGGGCATGGTCCGGCAGCCATATTGGACGCGCGAAATCGGATAATATCTACCCCCGCCGACTTGGCTGATTGAAGGCTGTCGTAGGAGCGGATCAGCCCCGTTGCGTATGCGCAAATTGTCCCGGCAGACTCGACAGGATCAATGCGACCTTCCTCGTTTAGCGTATCCCACAACTCAAAGGTGAACATGCCACGGTAGTTTAAGCCGCGCTCCCTTTTGTCCTGCGGCGACATCAGCCTGCCGGACTTGCGGATATCACGCCAATTCAGAATGCCGGTCCGATGCGCGCTGATGTAGAAATCAATGTCAGAGGGGGTAGCGTTGGACAGGCCGGAATGGCGCACTGCATGAGCGATGAGTTCCGCCTCGGTTTTTAATTCAGGCCGCATTTCTGCTAGATGCCGCATGACTTAATCAAGCCGATGCCGATCGCCAGGACGATGGCAAAGCCTACCATCCCGCGCACCCTCGCCGCCCTGATAGAAGATTGAACTTCCTGCTCGCTAAAGATCGACTGGCAGTAGGGACAGATGCGTGCCTCATTGTCGATGCGCTTTCTACACTGTGGGCACTGCTTCACCGCTGCCTCCGCTGGCGTCCGTAGAGTCGCCCGATGGTTCGCACATAGCGTCGGGCCATGCAAACCGAGATCACCCTACCCTTCGCTGACGGCGAATATCTATTCCGGTTGCCCATCAAGCGCATTGTCGAGATCGAAGCCAAGACAGGCCCTATTGACCTCGTGAAGCACCGCCTCATGCAGGGCGGATGGTCGATCCACGATGTTGTCGAGACCATCCGGCAGGGCCTAATCGGCGGCGCAAGAGGCGAGGTTAATGGCGTGTCCGTCGAGGTCACTGCCCTGCGCGCGAACAGCCTGATCGAAAACTATGTCGATAATCACGCGCTGGCCGAGCATCACATTACCGCGAAGGCCATCATCGCCGCCCTCTATGTCGGTTACGCCCCTGCCCAAGAGGCTAAAAAAAAAGCCCCGGTGAAGCCAAGGAGCCGGAAAGCATCGACTGGGGCCTCGTCCTCCACAACCTCCGAACCATCGGCTTCGGCCTGAAAGATGCTGAGCAGGTTACCATGCCGGAATATGCCGCGCTGATCCATCACCACGGGCTTGCTAACGAGGATAGCGAAGAAGCTCCGCCGAGCGCCGATGATGTGAGCGCCATGTTCCTGCGCATGGAGCGAGCTGGCATCGGGAAGATCCACTGATGGCCGTTACCGCAGATCGCGTCGTTGTCGAGTTGGAGGCCCGGCTTGACCGCTACGAAGCCAATGTCGCACGCGCCGAAGCGAAGTTCGACAAGGCCATGGGTGGCATCCAGAAGAGCGCCAGCGCTACCGAGGCGCTGGTGTCGCGCGCCATGGGTGGAATCACAGGCGCTCTTGCTGGTGTATCAGTTCTCGCCCTAGCTCGTTCGTTTCTGACGATCACAGATGAGGCAAAAAAGCTGGACGCTCAATTGCGATTGGCGACGGCAGGTTTCGGTTCGTTCGGACAGGCTCAAAGGGATGTGCAGCGCATCGCTGATGCCACACGTTCTGGCCTTGTTGAAACTGCCTCCCTCTATGGAAATTTTGTGCGGGGCGCGAAGGAGCTTGGGGCGAGCCAAGCGGAAGCTGCGCGGGCAACGGAAACCTTCTCCAAGTCTCTCAAGATTAGTGGCGCAGACGCCAACCAAGCGGCATCTGCCACCCTCCAGTTTGGGCAAGCGCTGGCGTCTGGCGCGCTCCGTGGCGATGAACTCAACAGCATTTTGGAGGCTTCTCCTCGCCTTGCCCGCTTGCTCGCTGACAGCATGGGGCAACCCATCGGGCAGATCAAACAGCTTGGGGAGGAAGGCAAGCTAACCTCCGACAAGCTGCTTGCCGCCTTGACGGATCGGAAGTTCACGGCTGGCATTGATTCCGAATTTCAGCAGCTTCCTGTCACATTCGATGACGCGATGACGCGCGTTTATAATGCAGCCATCACGACATTTTCCGCCTTCGACAAGGGCGGTGAATTTTCTTCCTACATCGCCAGCTTCTTCGGTGAAAGCACCGATGGTTTCACCAGCATGGAGGAAGATGCATTCAATGCTGGGGCGGAAATCAGAGCGACCTTTGCCGGCCTGACCGACGTTTTTCAGCCGCTGATTGATGCAGCATTCGGCGCGTTCGACAAGATCGAAACGCGGGCCAATTATGCCCGCGATAGCATCGCCAACATTCTTCGCCTGATCGACAACGCTGACAATCTGTTGATCGGCATAGACAATTTCGGTCGCCGTTTCGACAATCGTGTAAAGGCTACTTTTAACGAGGCAGCGCGTCGTGCCGGGAACACTGGCGGCGAGTTCGCGATGACGCCTCTTGCAAAAGAGGCTGACCGCGCCGGAAAGTTTCTCAAGTCGTTCAATCAGTCGATGGCGGTGGCTCAAGGTAAGCGGGCCGAAGATCGATTCCGCGCCAACAACTTCATTTCCGGCGTTGATGTGTTCGGCAACCCCCTTCCCGGCACCCCAGGCGCGGCTCCGGGCAAGCGCCCCTCTGCCCCATCATCCAGCGGCAAAAAGACCCGGACCCCGCGCTCCAAGCTGAACCCGGAAGCCTTCGCACGCGAAGAAGCGAGCCTGAACGACGAAATCCTGCGCCTCAAGCAGGTCGAGATCACCAGCGCCGATGAAAAGGCAAAATCCGAGATCGCCCGCGCAGAGACGGCGAAAGCGGCGGCGGTCAAGGATGTGAATGCTGACGAACGCTATACCGCCGAGCAGAAGAAGAAGATCGTCGTGCTTATCGAAACGGTCGCTGCTCTGGAAACGGCGAAGGCCGTTTATGAGCGCGACGTTCAGACGGCGAAGGAGGCGCTTGATGTCCGCCTAGGCGACCTCCGCAACCAGCAAGACCTTCTGCGCGCGCAGACTGACCTAGCAGACACGCGAGAGCAGCGCCGCGATCTTGAATTGCGGCTGCTCGACCTTGCCTATCAGCAGGAGCGTGCCGAGCTTGAGGCTGTCATCGCCAGCAAGGATGCAACCGAAGCTCAGAAGAAGATCGCGCAGGCCCGGCTTGCCGCATTGGGTCAGATGCAGCAGGCGGAGACTGCCGGCATCGAGCGGCAATATGAAGGCCCTCTCGCCCGCTACCGCCGCAATCTCGACGCCACCAGCACGCAGGACCAGATCGAAGAACTGGTTACCCAAGAGCTTGATTACGTTCGCGACGGCATCCGTGACAGCATCACCAAGCGGCTCGGCATCAAAGACCCGTTCCTTGCTGGACTGCTGGACATGTTCATTCAACAGAACATCATCAAGCCGCTCGCAGCGTCTTTTGCTGGCGCGGGCGGTGGCATTGGCGGTATCGTCAAAACCGTTGGCTCGTTCCTCGGCTTCTCCTCTGGCGGCTCTGGCACAATCGGTGGCAGGGGTGGCACCGACACCAATGTCCTGTCCTTGAATGGCCGCCCCTTCGCGAATGTTAGTCGCGGCGAGACGCTTAGTGTCGGCAGCAAGGCGCTTCGCGGCGGCGGTGGCTCCCCGACGATCATCCAGCCCATAATCCAGGTCGATGCGCGCGGGGCTGTGATGAACGATCAATTCGCGGCGCAAATCCTTGCCCGGTCGGCTCAGCAAGCGCAGCAGGCAGCGGCGACGATGGGTCAAGGAGTTCTAAAGGCTGTTCCCCAGCGCATGGCTCAATATCAGACGGATGGCACCTGATGGCCTTCTATCGCGAGTCCATTATCGTTCGCATTGATTGTGACCCGCCCGCACTGCTCTGGTCAGGCGTCGGCCCGCTTTTCGTGCCTGCTGATATTGTAATCCCTGAGGATGGCATAGCCCTTGGAGGCGGCGAGCTGGTAAGCATCCCGGACTTCCAGCAGCTGATGAATGGCACAGCCGAACGTTTGGAGTTCACCCTGTCCGGTGTCGATGATGAAACGCTCCGATTGGCGCTTGAGGATGCGCCATCGGTGCGCGGCGCGCGTGTTGATATTGGGCGCGTGGACTTTGATGAAGAATGGCAACTGATCGGGATAGAATGGGAAGCCGTTTTTGAGGCGCGCAGTCTTTCCATCAGCCGCCCCGCCTCTGACGGAAACCAGATCACGCGGTCCATTTCCCTAACGATTGTCGCTGGAGATAGCACACGGGCGCGAGCGCCTAATGCGTTCTTCACAGATGCGGACCAGCGACGCCGAAGCCCAACGGATGCAATTTTCTCTTATGTCGCCGGGATCAATGCCGGCACCTCACGCAGGTTCGGCCCGTCCGATGCCTGACCTTGGCGCATATCTGGCCGACATTGGCGGTAAGCCATGGGATTGGGGCAAGGCCGACTGCTGCACATTCCCGGCTGACTGGCTCATATTGTGCGGGCGGCCCGATCCCATGTCGAGATGGCGTGGGCTTTATGCCGACGAGGCTGGGTGCGCAGCGCTGATCGCAGACGCTGGCGGGCTTATGCCGCTTTGGACCAAAGCGCTCGGGGAGCCAGCGCTTTGCGAGCCTGAAATTGGCAATGTCGGCGTCGTTCAGATGTGGGGCCACGCGGCGGGCGCGATCTTCACTGGCAAGCGATGGGCTGTTCGCTCGCAACGAGGATGGGCCGCAGCCTCTTTCCAACCTGATGATGTCCTGGGGGTCTGGTCCCATGGGTAAAACTTTGGGCAACATTATTGCTGTCGGGTTCGCAATCGGCGTCAATGTAATTCCGGGCGTCGGCACCGCAATCAGTTTGGGCATCGCCAGCACCGGCCTCGGCCTCGGTTTCGCGGCAACTCAGGCCGTCATAAGCGCTATTCAACTCGGGTCATTGGCATATGGCCTTCAGGCAGGCGCGTCCCTTTTGGGTCTCGGCCCTAATCTGCCCCGGCCCGACACAGCAGTAACAAATATCAAGACCACCCGCCCGCCCCGCGTTTCCGCATACGGCAAGGGGCGACTCTATTTTGCCTATGCTCTCTATGAGACCGCAGCGAACGGAACGGCAGTCGATGTCGGAGCGGTCCATGACGGAAAAATGAACGCGCTGATCGGCTTCTATCTAAACGATGATGCGGTCACGTTGTCAGGTAACACGGTCAATGCGGGGGCGGACAATCGCTACAGGGATGGCGCTGTGTCGCTCTATTGGACGGATGGCAGCAATCCAGGAACTCCGCTTTCCGCTGTATCCTCGTTGATCCCAGGTTGGGGAGAAAATCATCGCGGGGATGGTGTCGTCATGCTTGCCCAACTGGCAAAGGCGGTAAAGTCCAAACGCTATCTTGAAACTTACCCGAACCAAGTGCCATCGCCATCCATGGTGGCGGAATGGCAGCTATGCCCTGACCCCTATTCGGATGATCCATCCGACCCGACCGGATGGACATGGACCGAAAATCCAGTTCGCCAGCTAATGCACTACAAGTTGCTGCGCGAAGGCGTTGATTATGCGACAAAGATCGCCCCGACGATCGCATTCTGGCAGGCAGCGGCAGGTGTTTGTGATGAGGCGCGCCCACTGAAAGATGGCGGTAGCGAGCCGCGCTATCGATCATGGGTCAGTCACAAACATACCGATCGGCATGGCGAAGTGCAGGCCGCCCTACTTACGACTTTTGACGGGTGGATCGCTCCGCGATCGGACGGCGCATTGGTCGTTTATGCGGGCAAATACTATACCCCCACGGTTTCGATCGGGCCCGCTGAAATCGTCTCTTACGACTGGAACGGCGTCGGCGTAGATGACGATAAAGCGGTCAATGAGATCGTGTGCTCCTACATCTCTGCCGAGCATGATTACAGCACGGTTGAGACGGACGCATGGGTCGATGAAGACGACATAGCTGCGCGCGGTCAGGTGCTTAGCGGGAATCTTGACCCGCAGGTTCCATCGTGGGGGCAGGTGCGCGCGCTTGCCAAAATCAAGATGGCCCGAACTAACACGCTGTATAGCGGCACGATAACGACGAACGTGGCCGGGCGATCAATCCGTGGGCAGCGTTTTATCGACTTGCTAATAACCGAAGCGGGCACAACGTTTTATAACGGCCCTGCCGAAATCACGTCGCTTACCCGCAATCTCATGACGGGAGGAGTGACATTCACATGGGTCGCCGTCGATCCCAATATGTATTCTTGGAACCCTGCCACCGAAGAAGGCGACCCCGCCCCTGTCGGCGACCGCGTAGCCCCTGAACCCCTGCCTCCGCCTACCATAACGGAAGCCATCGCAGAGCTAGGCGACGGTGGTTTCACCGCCCGCATTCGCATCATCGTGGAGGGCTTCGACCGCGATGACGTGACATGGTATGCCCGCTGGAGGGTGACGACCGACACGACATGGAACGAGCAGGAATATAGCGATATCATTCCCGGCGTCAGCGCGGCGCTCCTGACCAACCTTGTCCCTACAGACGTTGCGATTGATGTCGAAACCGCATTTGGTATCGGTGACGGGCGGATATCGCCATGGTCGAACCTAGTTTCCGTCAGCACATCTACGGCTGCGCTTGCGCCATCGCCTCCGACTAGCGCCAGCGGCACAGGCGGCGCGGGGTCGGCAGATATCGAATGGGTGAACGGGAGTTCGGGCAATCTGTCTTACGCCCGCGTGTTCCGCAACACCACAAACACGGTGATAGGCTCGACGCAGGTTAGCGGTGACTTGCCCGCCTCTCCGGGGGCGTCGCAATCGTTCGCGGACACTGTGACTGCTGGAACATACTATTATTTCGTGCGCGGCTTCAACGCATCTGGGGCGGCATCTTCGGCGGCTGCAACCGGTGCTGTCACGGTCACATAGAGGCTGGCGTCCGTAGAGTGCGACGCGGCTTTGGCGGCACGGTTTCGCCATGGCGGTATTTCCTGCACATGTCTTTAACCCGCAGGCGATCAAGGCCGATGTCGTGCCACGCCTGATCGACGGCGGGACCGCGATCAACGGGGATAGCACGGAAATTCAGACCGATGGCGGCGGCCGGTGGGAAATCACCTATTCCGGCATTGTCCTGCGCACGCCACAGATGATCCGTCTGTGGGACGCATGGACCGGCTATATGCCTGGGCAGGCGTTTGACGTGCCTTTGGTATCGCTGCTGACGGCTCCGCGCCCTGCGACCGGCCTGCATCCGGCCCGCCCTTCGGAAATCACCGGCGATGATCCAATGTTCCCCGACAGCGTGGCCTTTGCGCAGCCTTACATCGAGGCGGTCACGGTAGGGTCTGCGGCACTTCGAGCGACGCAGCTTACCATCAATGTCACGCGCGGCGCTCTGATCCAGGGCGGCGAGAAGTGCAGCATCGGCGGTCGCGGCTTCAAGATTGAGCGCGTTCTTTCCCGTGCCGGGCAGCAGGCGATCGTTGTCGTTTCGCCCCCTGCCCGCGCCGCTATCCCGAACGGCTCCGCCGTCAACTTCGACTGGCCCACCGTCCGCTGCAAGCTGGTGATGGGGCAAGACCTTGCCCCCAGTCTCGCCTTCGGCAAGCGCGCTGAAATGTCGATCAGCTTCGTGGAGGATTTCCGCGATGTCTAGCGCCTGGGAAATGAACATTGATGTGCCCCGCTCCGGTGCGGCGCAGTTCACTCTTCTTTTGCGGGACGTAGAGGACGGGCCTGTCGATCTGACTGGCGTAGCGGTGGCGATCGAGTTTCGCAACGAGTCCGGCGACAGCGACACCATCGCGACTGCTGGCGTCGAAGCCAACGATGATGTGACCGGGCTGGTATGGACTGACCAGGCCAATGGTCAGGCGCTGGTCACCTACTACGGCTCCGACTTTGACGCGCTCGACGGCCAGTATGATGTCGTCCGCCTCTCTCACAAAATCCGCTTCACGAAGGCAGGAGACGCGCCGCTGCTCGTCTTCGGCCGCGTCAACCTTCTGCCGGAGTGACCGATGGCGCTTAATGATGTCAAACGGCTAGTTGTTACGACCGCGCTGGCGACCCCGCTGGCAGGGAAGGCTGACGCCGACGAACTGACAGCGGAGGTAAGCCGGGCGACCAGTGCGGAATCAGCCCTTGATACCCGCCTGGACACGGTCGAGGCGGCTCTCCCCGGCAAGGCGACCGCTGCCCAAGGCGCTCTTGCGGACAGTGCGGTGCAGCCCGGCGATTTTGTTGATGTCCTGGCTGAGACGCCCACGGCCAAGATCATGTCGTCAGCCGAACGGGCGAAGCTGGCGGGGATCGCCGCTGGGGCCACCGCCAATGCGCCTGACGCGGAATTGCTTGACCGTGAGAACCACACCGGCACGCAACCGATCGCAACTGTCGCAGGCCTTCAAGATGCGCTGGACGACGAAAGCGACGCGCGGGTTGCAGGGGATCAGGCAGAGTTCGACCGCGCCACCGGAGCGGAAGCCACGCTGTCGGAAGCGATCACAAATGAGGCGGCGCGCGCACTGACGCAGGAACAGTCCCTGTCAGCTCGCCAGACCCGTTCGGAGCGCCAGATCGTGGATATCAACGAGACTTTCGAGCAGGGCGACGACCCCGGGGTCGTGTTCGTCGTGGCGGATGAGACGGGCCGCAAGGCCATGGATGTGACGGAGGATCGCACCCTTCGCACTGGGGCCATTGCTGTCGAAAGAAGCGCTGCCATTGGCACCAACACTATCGAAGATAGCCAGGATGACGGAGCCTATGGCCCGTTCGTGGTGGTCGATCCAGCAGGCCGCGTGGTCGAGCCGATCGAAAGGGCGGGGCACATCCTGATCCGCACCATACCGGGATATGTCGGTGACGGTGACGCCAACGACAGCGTTGCGCTGGCCAAGGCGCGGGATCGGGCGCGGACGCTCGGCCTGCGCTATGTCGATCTACAAGGCACCACAGCCTATGCGCCGGACCTGACCAGCGACGGTAACGTTCATTTCGTCAACGGCGTCGTCTCTGGCCGATATGGCAAGCGCGGCGCGCCGCTGCATCGGCCGGCTCCCTTTACTGGTCTTGGCGATCTCGACGCGGCGCGCCACCTGCCGACCTTCAGCGCCGCCGCCGCGCCAGTGGCCGTGCTGGTAGGGGACAGCACCGCGACCATCTATGCCGATGGATTGCAGGTGCGAGACTGCCTGTCCGGTATGCTGGAGGAGCGGCTGCGCCGCGCGGTGGGCAGCAAGACGCTGACCTTCTACAATCGCGCCATCGGCGGGCAGACTTGGCAGACGTTCAACAGCGGCCCCGGTTACACGCCTCCCTATGTCACCAATGCGCTCTACAGTTGGTGGTACACGGACGCCAACCGGGACTGGCTGGATTATGTCGAGGATTTGGCACCCGACCTGATCGTTATGCACTTCGGCATCAACGACCGGCAGAATATCGACCATAGCGCGATCAAAAGCGTGCTGGCCAAGATCGCGGCATGGGCCAAGGTGCCGGACATCGTCTTCACCACACCGCCGCAGCCGCAGTCGGATCAGGCGATCGATTACATGACCGATGTCGAGCAGGATGGCCGGGACATGGCCGCCGGCCTGATGCGGACGATGGCCGGTCAGCTTGGCTATGGTCTACTCGACTTCAACCGCACCTATAATCTGCGGGTGCGGGGCATCGATCCTGTCGAGACATCGCTGGTGACGGCCTTTGAAGTCCAAACCGTAGCTCTGCCGTTCGAGGCGACGGCGATCTACCGCGTCAATGACGAGGCGGTACGCGGCGCGGTGCGGGACTATGCCGCGCAGATCGACATCTCGTCCCTGACCTCGACGACTTTCGCGACGCCGCTGCGCTTTCGCCTGTCCGGCCATGGCGGCGGGCTGGATAATGACCTGCTGCTCTGGAGACATGCCAGCGGCAAGTTCGCCTGGAACGTGCGGATGGCGGGCAGCGACATGCTGTTCGCATCCGATCAGGTCAGCACGGTCGATTGCCCGACGAGCGGCACGGTCAGCCTGCGGTTCCAATTGTCGAGCGGGGGGCACGTCCGCCTTGGCATCGCCGGACCCTATGTCGAAGACCCTATCGTCAACCAATATCTGACGCGCTTCGGCGGTGTGTTCCGCCCTGCCATTGCTGGGTCGGCCGCGACATCGGCGCTGCTCTCGCTCTGGCTCGGGCGGGAACTGGTCTACACGCCGTCCCACAACAGCCGCGAAATCTGGGGCGACCCGAACAGTCCGATCGCCAAGCAGCAGCCGCTTGGCGGCAACGGGGTCAATCACCCGACCGACCTCGGTGCCCACATCATCTATGGCCCGGCGCTCGACGCCGCCCGGTTCGTCTGAAAGGATCGTCATGACCGTCATCATCCGCACCAACACCGACGTTACCGACCCCAACGCACCGATCTATGTCCGCGATCAACTGCTGGCCGACAGCAACGACGGCGTGCGCTTCCTGTTCGATTATGGACGCCCGTATAGCTGGCCCAACCAGGATGATCCGATCAACGGCGACGGCGCGCGCGATATCTCGAATCACGCCAATGCCGCATGGACGATCACGTCCGGCAGTCCCGACTTTGATCCCGAAGACGGCGGCATGGATTTTTCCACGGTAACGACGCAGCCGGCCAATCTGGTGGTCCCTGCCGCATCCTTTGCCGCCGATATCTTCGCCGACCAACTGTTCCTGGTCGCCATGTACCTAAAGCTACCCAGCGCGGCGCAATGGCCTGCCGACGCGTCGGGTTATCGTTACTTCATGTGCGGGACGTTGGGCTCCAGTTCGGTCGTGACCAGCGGGGAAGCTGACATCGTGTCGATCGGTATGTGGACGAACGGCAGCACCCACTATCTGGTCGCCCACCGCCAGAAGAACGGCACCGTGGTCGATACGCTATTCATCGACATGGCCGGCCAGTTCGAGGCTGTCGGGCAGCTTGGCTTCTGGCGCAGCGCGACACAGCAGGGGCTGCGCTGGAAATCGGCGGCGGGGACCGTTCTCTACACGCTGAGCGCATCGACCAAGAATGTCACCAACTTCTCATCCAAGACGTTGCAGGTCGGCCTGCCAAACACCTTCTGGGGGCTCAGCGATGCTGGTCACCGCGCCAGTTCGCATTACCGCATGTTCCGGCACTTCGGTGAAAACCTCGCCCGCTCGGGCCGTGATCCGGTGACCGTGCTGGATGCGGACTATGCGCGCAACATCGGGCGGTTCGCGTGACACAGCAGGGAGCAGCGGCGATGACGCCATGGGGCGGAGGGCGTCATGCCTGATCTAGATTCCGCTTCCATGATCATCGGTGAACTCAAGGGCCAGTTCGCGGCTCTTGAGAAATACATTCACAATCGGTTCCACGATCAGGCGCAGCAGGCGCAGGTGCAATATAACTATCTCGAAACAATCCTCAAAGAACTCAAGGCTATGCGTGAGTCAGACCGGCAGGCCGCTGTGGAAAATCACGACGAGCTGGAGGAGCGTATCGCCGCACTGGAGGCGATCAACACCAAGCGCGACGGCCTCATGGGGGGCGTGGACTGGCTGATGAAGTCGCCGCTGGTGGCGTGGATCGCCGCCGCAGCCCTGTGGGCGTGGGCGCTTATAACGGGGAGGGTTCACGGATGAGCATCGAAACCATGATCGAAGCCACCATCGGCAAGGAAGGCGGATATGTGGATCACCCTGCCGACCGGGGCGGGAAGACCATCTGGGGCATCACTGAAGCGGTAGCCCGCAAGAACGGCTACACCGGCGACATGAGGGCTATGCCGCGCTCGACAGCGGTCGCCATCTATCGCAGCGAATATGCGATCAAGCCCGGCTTTGCAGCGGTCGCGGAAATCTACCCCCGCGTGGGCGAAGAGCTGTTCGACACCGGCGTCAACATGGGGCCGGCGCGTCCGTCGATGTGGCTTCAGGAATGGCTCAACGCTCTCAATCAAGGCGGTAAGCATTGGCCCGACATTGCGGAGGACGGAAAGATCGGCCCCGGCACACTGGCGGCCCTCAAGGCATACAAGAAGGCGCGCGGGGCTGAAGGCGAAAACCGACTGCTCGCGGCTCTGAACGCATCGCAAGGCGAGCGGTATAAGCAGATCGCGCGTAGCAATCCTTCGCAAGAGGCGTTCGTCTATGGCTGGCTGGCGAGGCTCGCATGAAAACAGACCGCACCACCGGCCTCGTCGCCTTCATCTCGACCCTGATCGCCGTCGTCCTGCTGTCCAAGATCGGCGGCTCTGGCGCGGACCTCGCCATCATGACGGGCCTGATCGGCGTGCTTGGCATGTTGGCTCCGGGCCTTGTCCCTTCGCGCGGCAATGACCGCCGCGTCACGATCGATCAGCCTGCTGACAGCCCCGTTCCCGTGGAGACGAAGCCATGAAACACGCCCTCCCCCTGATCCTGCTCGCCCTCGCCGGCTGCGCGACAGTCCAGTCCTACGCCAACTGCGATACGGCAAAGCGGGTCATACAGGCCGCTCAACTCGCCGCCGCTCGCTACTGCCCGATGGAGGCAAACTGATGGCTCTGAACGCGCTCACCCTCGCCGTTACATCCGGCGTACAAGGAAAACAATTCCAGTCAGCGATCAATGGCCTGACTACCGGGAAGGTCGAAGTCCTCAACGATGGTTCGCCGGGCTTTTCCACGGTCAACGGGCAGCTTATCTCGCATGGGCTTCCTTACCCCGTCTCGACGGTCGTCTTGCGCGAATACGAGCCGGGCGTTGGGCAAGGCTACAGGGATACGCGGATCGACATCACGGCTGCGACCGAAGGCCAGATCTACAATCAAGCCTTGGCCCTGCTTTCGCCTGGCCGGACGCTGGTTCGGTATCGCACTGGCGGCGAGCGGCAGTCTGACGGGTCGATCGTGTTCAGGGTGTATGCCGAGGATGAGCTTGGGGCGACTCTGAGCGCGGTAGTGGCTGGATTGCCCCCCATCCCCATCGACCTGAACGGCTACTATTTCGCCTCAACGCGCCTGCGCACGCCTCTATCCCAGGCGGCGGTTCCGGCAGGCAGCGAATATCGCATCGACGTGTGCGAGTTCTATTCCCCGCCTTACCCAACCAACAATTACCGCTTCTCGCTTCCAGGTCATTTCAGTGACAGCAACCAGACGCCTGTCGAAAACGACATGGCAAATCCGTTCAATATCGAGGGTATGCGAGTATTAGCCTTCATCAGTGGCTCGTGGCAGAGCGTCGTCTGCAACCTCAATGGACAGGCGGCGTTCACCGTCAATCCCGGCGATGGCGAACTGACGGATGACGCCGTGTTCGGCCAGTCCGTTCCTGCCAACACCCGCATGCAGGTCCGCATCGCGTCCTATGTGCAGCCGGGTCAGTCCATGATCGGCGGCCTTATCCCCTCGCAGGCCGGCGCGCTCGTCTCGCCCATGCGCACCGTAGCGTCCGTCGAATGGGCTGTGGTCGGCTCCACGTCGCAGGCGTCTCAGCTTACCGCGAACACCAAACCCACCGGCACCGATGGCCGCGTGGGCGGCAGCGCGATCTATACTCCGTCCTTTGCCGTCGCCAAGGCTGTGGGCGGTCTTCCACGCCCGGTCATCTGGCACAGCGGCGACAGCAAGACGTGGGGCAAGAATGAGAACGAAACCTATCTGGCGACGAGATATCTGTCCGCTGGTTTTGCCGCGCGCGCGTTCGATGATGACGACACGTCGCAGCGGCTCGCCGCGTATATGATGTCGATCCCCGGGATGGGCATCTTGAGCCTGTCTCCAAGGACGGCGGGGCCGCGCAAGTTCAACCTGATCCGTAAGGTGCCAAACCGGCCTTACACGCACATCACCACCGATCACTATAACAACGGCGGATTGGACGCGAGCTACCGCGCCACCTTCTCCGCCTATTATGATGTTCTGCTGGCAGAAAGCCGTTTCTGGGGCAACACTTCAGCGCCGCTTTACCAGTTCCGCGTCATTCCGAAGGCCGGCAGTTGGGCGACGACACTTGGCGGTCAAAACCCCGGCGCGGACAGTCTTGTCAACGGCATCCGCTGGCAATTCGATGCCGATCTGGTTGCAGGCAACATCTTCACCCAGCTTTCCGGCGTCATCGATACCAACACCGACTATGCCTATGACCAGTCCACGAACCGGGACAAGGTGGCGATTCCCTCGCGCACCTACACGCTGGCGGCCGACTATACGGCGAGCGCGACCAGCATCCAGGTCAACGAACTGCCGCAGCATGACGACAGCCTTGTAATCGACCCCACCAAGTCGAACGGGCGGGCGTTTATCCGTAGCTGGACAGGGAGCGGGCCATATACCTGCACCATCTTCCCCGGCGTCCCGACTGCGCGGTCAGCGGGCTATGTCGTTCCCACCAGCAACGTGGGCGACAATGTGGGTCTGCACCCCTCTCCGCAGGGGCATAAGGTCATCGCGGGCACTGCAATACCGTGGAAGTCCACCCTTGTCATGCCAACCTAAGGACTGCCGATGCCCTGGCCCACCCTCACCCTGAAAAGCTGGAAGCCCCAACGCGGCTATCCGCGCGTGGTCACGTCCACCGGCGAGCACCTGGTTCACAACGCCCAATGCGCGCCCGATCCGCAACCTGGCAAGCCGCAGATGTGGAACGCGAGGAACGATTGGGCGCTGTCGGAGGGCGCAGGTGGCTCCACCCGTTTCGAGGTCCGCGCAGGCGACCGGCAATGGTTCGACCGCAAGCAGGCCAAGGAGCGGTCCGAGCTACAGTTGCTCAAGGACTTCCCCTACCGCAAGACCATGCGGGCGACGGGCTTCCTCACCATCGAACCCGGCCCTACATCCACGGCGAAGTGGCTGAACCTGTTCCAGACCCACGACAAGGAGCCGGGTGCACCAACCGACCCGGCGCAGTTTCCTCCCATCGCTTTGGAGATCGAGCGCGGATGCTTCCGTGGCGTCGTCCGCTGGCAGAAGGACGGCAAGCTGGTCGAGGACAAGACCACCTCAGCCCTGATCCCGGTCGAGCATGGCAAGCGCTACAAGGTCGAGATCAGCATGCACGCATGCAATGACGAGCGCGGGCGAGTGCTGATGACGATCGATGGCAAGACCCTACTCGACTATCGCGGGCCGTGCGGGTTCAGGACAAGCGGCCTGCTCTATGCGCAATATGGCATCTACAGGTCCGCAGCCCCGGAGACGTTCGCTATTCGGTGGCAGAATCTTTCGGTGCGGTGAAGCTTTCCCGCCCGCGCTCGTTCCCGCACTTCCCCGTCTCCACCCAATAATAGACGGCAAGCTCTATCGCCATATCCAGCGCGTCCTGTTCGGTGCTGCCCCTACCGCCCCAGCGTGGGGTTGCCCCGCCGTCAGGATGATGGAGCCGTACCTCTGCCTCCCATCCTTTGTCTGTCGGCCGCGTGCGCCATTTCCAGACCATCTTTCTGGATGCGGCATAGTCGGACAGGCGGGAGGCGTCAGGCATGTTGCCTGTTCGCGCATTGTTCCTGATTCGGTCAAGGGGTGACGCGGGATTTCCGATTGGGGCTTACAGCGGATCAGCCGCGTGATTTACCCAACTGATCCGGTTCAGCCTTGCGCGCGAAGCCCACGCCGGAGAGTATCGCTTCTCCCTCAACCGTTCGCGCCCGCAGCCTCTCGATCACCTCATCAACCTGCATCGCGGCCTCCCTTGTAGCCCGACCGGATCAACATGGCGGCAAACATCTCTGCCGACCTCCGGCCTTGAATAGCAATCACGTTCGGCGCGCAGCTCATTTGGTCAGCAATCCGGTTGGAGTGGAATTGCTTACACTCAATATACACACCCGCGTCCGGTAGCCAAAAGTCGAGCGTCTGGTTCGCCTCCGGCACCTCGCCCTCAAGCACATAGGCCATGCCGATGGCGTCGAGCGCTTTCTGAACGATGCGCTCTATCGGGTCGGTGCATTGACGATGCTCAACCTGCATCGCTGTTCTCCAGGTGGGCGCGGACGGCTAGGCCGGTGTCGGACAAGGCATGTTCTACTGCGTCCCCGTACCACGAACGTATCAGGCCAGACTGGCCAAAGCCTCGCAAGCCTTTCATCTCGTCCATAGCCATTCCGTCTGGCCAGCGCTTGGCCGAACCATCCGCAGGCAAACTAAGCAGAAATGCGCTTTGCTCTTTGCTCAATCCCGCCGCGATCCTCTCTATGTCGCTCATGGCTCGATTAGCTCCCCGTTTCGGTCTTTCGCCAGCTTCTCCCCGTCCGCGAAAACGGCGTATCGGTCGCCAGCGTAGTAAGCGCCATACCATGCCATGATGGACGCAATGCTGGCCGTGTCGCAGCGGATCGTCGCCACCTTGGGCTTTGCATCGCTGTTCACGAATTGTAGCTCAACCATTATGCCCCTTCCCCCGATGCTCTGGCGCGGATCAACGGCATTGCGTTCGCCAGCACCGCTACACATGCGTAATTTGCTGCATCAAGCGGACCGCAGCTTTCGGACGATGATGCCCCGCATTTTGGGCATTTATCGCTGCTCCTGAAGCGCGGGTTATTGACCGGGCACGCCTTCCTCACCTCATCGGTATAGTCGAGCGCCTTGCTCAGCCCCTCCACCGCGTCGGCTAGTTCGGACAATGAGGTCATCGTGAATAACTCCCGCTATGGCCGCGCTCGCCATATTTGGCGCGCCGGGTGGCCCATGCTTGCTTTCGGATTTCGGAGACCGATCGGGCTGGCGTATCGGGTAAGGCAACCTCGAACACATAATGCCCGCCACGCCTCCAACTGAGCATGTGCCATCGGAGATCGACACGCCGATTGATAAGGCTAATGATTGATTCAGCGCCAGACCAGCCACCAGTGCTGAACTCGATAAGTGTAACGGGTTTGCCGGTGATGCCTTTGCCTTTGCGGATGCGGCAGAAGCAGCACATATTTTCAGCGGCGCGTGGCAGTTCGCGCAGGAGCCATTCGCCTGCCGCCTTCATATCCAGCGGGGGCGATGAGACGTTGCCCCACGCCACGAAATCCTCGTCTACGGGATAGCATTCCTCGTATTCGATTTCTGGCCAGTCGCTCATCGTCCTTCCTCTGATCGTGTGGGGGTGGGCATCCTGCGAACCTTGACGTTGACGCCCATTTCTTTTGCGAGCGCCTGAATGATCGGGATTGCAGGGAAGTAGGCGACGACATCCAGCCCGCCATCTGCACGCCGGTGGACGGTTGCAACATCACCGGTGGGGCCGGTGTTTCCAAACAGGCGGATCGTCCGCCCGCATGTCTTGTTTCGACGTGGCAGGGTCAGCATGACGAATGGCTTATCGGCAAACACCTCGCCGCGATTGAAGCGGTCAACGGCATCCATGCACAGGTCGAAGAGTTCGACGGGCCTCATCTTCACCCCCTCCTTTCGATGGATAGGCGGGCTATAAAGCCAACGTGATGCGGCCAACGTTTCATCGCCAAGCGGGCCTGCCGTTCCATGTCCTCCGCCAAAGACATAGTTTTTAGAAAGCGTTTCACGCCCGCCTTCGACCCTTTGTTTCGTAAAGCATCGCCGCGCCATTTCTCAGCCCAGCGCAAATGGTCCGCAACCTCGGCATTGACGCGGTTGCGGGTCGCCATGCGAAATGAGTGGCGAAACCAAAAAGCGCCAGGGCCGTCAGGCATGTGCCATGGGTTGAAGGCGAAATATCCCGATTTGTCGTTCTTCCTGACGATTATGGCGTTCCAACAATCACCCCATTCGACAGACCATTCGTGATTGTCGTCCGTCAGGAAGTGATGTGTTTCGCGCATTTCGTTATAGGCGACAGCGGCGATGTCCACGCCAGCCTCGCACGGCTTGATAGTGATGCCGTAATGGTGGCGGCATTCGACGCCATAGAATATATCATGCTCACCCAT